CCCAGACGAAGTTCTGGCTAATTGGGAGCGTATTTTGGACCAAGAGAGCGATGGTAATCCCATTCTTCAACCTCTGATTGAATACGACAAGTCCCGAAAATCGAAATTCGGTCCGCAAGGAGGCTTGCGTCCCTTCAAAGATCGTGAAGAGGATTTTGAAGCATATTACACTACGCCTAAAAATACTGGTCATGACCAGAAACTTGGCTTAGTTCAGCATATAGATTGGGAAGATGAAGGAATCTTTGACCAAGCCGAACAAATTATGTTCGACACGCCTGATGTTGTGGAAGGTAAACGAATAGAGTTCACCATGAATAAGAGGCCCCTATCACCCAGAACTGTTATCGAGCGTGACACCTGGGACGACAAGCTAAATACCAATTCTGGCTGTCGTGATTATGCTCGTCGATCAGAGCCATCTGTTATCGAAAATGCAATCAACGCCGTAACCAGTGGACTTTGGAGAACATTGCCAATGATTCTGGGATCACGCTCTCAACGTGGTGCCGAAAGATTCATCTTTATGGCTGCTTATGCTCTCAATATTGTCGAGAAAGCGTTTCTCTATCCTCTAATGGACAGAATCCGAAGAGTAGGACATCCATTTTTCAGTGCTTGGGAAGGTTTCTTTCAAGTTGAACTAGGTTTCAAAGAAACTAACTTTTTCAGTGAGGACCATACGTATATCCGACAAGACTTTACTAAGATGGACAAACATGTCAACTTTAAGCAAATGGCTATTGTCTATCGTCTTTGTACTACTTTCTTTCAAGCTAAGTATTCAAAGGAGTTCGAAGATCTACTTATTCATATTTTGAATATACCTGTCTTAATAAGTCTCGATAAATTGGTAACCGGCACGCACGGTATGCCTTCAGGTTCGGGAATGACAAATTTTGCTGAATCACTAATTACACTTTATTTAATATTGAAATACCGAGCTGCAGGAATTGATGTTGTAGCTTTTCAAGGCCTAGGAGATGACTCTGTCTTCGCAATCCGACGAAATGGTATGAGTGATGAAGAGATATTGGCTGTAATGCAATCTATTTCTTCCGAGATTGGACAAGAAATAAACCCTG